CTCAAATTGCGTTATCATAATTGACGAATATCAAAATGTTAGACACAAGAACTCTAAAACGTTTTTAACTAGATTCTCAGAAAACACAAAAGTTATTGCTTTGGGTGATACTGGTCAGATAGATTTGAGAGATGAATTAGATAGTGCTTTGGAAGTTCTAATTGAAGAAGTTAAAGCCAACCCAGAAGAAGGTGTTGGTGTTATTGAATTTGACGCTGATGATGTTGTAAGACATAGGTTAACAACTTACTTTATAAAACTTTACGACAACCGAAAAAAGAAAATGGTTGCTGAAAGAAATAAAGTTAACATTATTCAAAAACCAACACCACCAAAAACCAAATTAATCAAAGAAAAAGGTTTTTTAGAAAAAATATTATCATTTTTTAGAAAAAAATAATTTTTTGCTTTACTTATAACTATTTAGCCATTAAATTGGTAATATGAAAATAGGGATAAGTATAAACGAGGTTTTAAGAGATTTCATAGGCCAACTAGCGTACACGTATTCGAAGTATATCGATGATATCGATATTACGCAAGATGACGTTACCAGTTTTAACCTAATTGAACACTTCAAGTTTGACGACATCAACAAACTTAATTCGTTTCTTTATTTAGAAGCACCTCTAGAAATTTTTGGTCACGCTGACCAGATGTCAGATGGTTTAATGAACCACTTCAATAATTTTTTAATGGATATTAAAGACTTTGGTGAACACGAGATTTTACTGGTTAGCCGAGAAGTCGAAAAAAGTATCCCATCAACTCTATTCTTTTTATCTAAAACTGGTTGTCGAGCAGACAACCTAAAATTCGTTGGTAAAAACTCTGAAGAATGGGCCGATGTTGACGTTTTAATCACTGCAAACCCAGAAGCTTTGGAATCAAAACCATCTGGTAAAATTAGTGTTAAAGTTAAAACTTCATACAACAAAAACACATCATCTGATTATGAAATAGACTCTATATTGGATTTCATTAAAAATGAAGACCTAAGAGAGAAAATTTTAAATACAAAAATAACAACTTACGAAGAAAATGATTAACATGATTGAATTTGGTGGAAACATTTATTATATTGATATTAACGCAATTGAAAAAGTAATAAAACCAGTCGGTATAGAACCAACAGATAAAATAATTGAAAGAGAAGAAAAAGTTATTTTGGATGCCAACGGAAACCCAGTGAATACGGAAATAACTGAAGTTAGTCGAGAGCGAGGCAGAGAAATAGATGGTGCCAAATATGACATTATCAGAATGATGCTTGAAATCGTAATGGACGGGACTGAAGAAACTGACGATACGTCACTAGGTGCTGAAAGAGCATTAGATAAAACTTCACTATCATTTAAAATAGCATTTAACACGCTTTTCACATATGGCGTATTAAAAGAACAAGAATAATACCATAAAAAAAAATAAAAAAAATGGAAGAACAAAAAAAACAAGTCGAAGAACAAATTAAACAAGTAAAAGAAGTTCTATCAAAATTAGAAAACAAAGATTTTAATTTGTATTTCTTCACACTAGATACAAAAGGAAACCCAACAGCTGGTATCGCCAATATCTATGAACATGTAAAAATTCTTAATGAATTAGGTTATAGCGCAGCTATCTTACATGAAAAAAATGATTACAAACTTAAAGGAGATGAAAACGGACAAGGTATTGCAGATTGGCTAGGCGAAGAATACGCTTCATTACCACACGCTTCAATCGAAGGACAACAACTAAACATTAGCCCAGCTGATTTTATCGTTATCCCAGAGATTTTTTCAAACATTATGGACCAAGTTAAAGGGTTCCCATGCAAAAAAGTGGTTCTTTCTCAAAGTTACGACTACTTGTTAGAGTTACTACCAATTGGGAAACGTTGGAACGTTGATTACGGATTTAATGATGTAATCACTACAACAGAGAAACAAGCTCAATACTTGAAAACTCTATTCCCTTCAATCAACACACATGTTGTTCCAGTATCAATCCCATCTTATTTTAAAGATAGCGACAAACCTAAAATTCCAGTTGTTACAATTTTAACTAGAAATCAAGGTGATGCTGCTAAAATCGCAAAATCATTTTATTTGCAATATCCAATCTACAAATGGATTACCTTCAAAGAACTAAGAGGTTTACCTAGAAAACAATTTGCATCTGAATTAGCTAAATCATGTTTAGCTGTATGGGTTGACGAACAATCATCTTTAGGTACATTCCCATTGGAAGCTATTGAATCTAACACAGCTGTAATTGGTAAAATTCCAAATATGGTTCCAGAATGGATGGAAACAAAAGATGAAGCTGGAAATGCTGTTATTAAAAACAATGGTGTTTGGACAAATACTACTTTGAACATTCCAGAATTAATTGCGACATATTTGAAAGTTTGGTTAGAAGATTCAGTACCAACAGATTTAGTTGAATCAATCATCGAATCAAAAGGTTCTTATACTTCTGAAAAACAAGTAGAAGCAGCAACCAAAGTTTATAATGCGTTGCAACAAAACAGAATTTCTGAAATGAAAATTAGCTTAGAGAGATTAGAAGATGCTCAAAAAGAATTACAAACAACTAACGTTTAATAAAAACAAAAAAAATGGAAAATACAAATATATCAGTTATTCTACCAGTTCATGAATTGAACGAAGAAACAAAAAAATTATTCTCTAACGCTGTTCAAAGCGTTATTGACCAAACAGTTAAACCAACTGAGTTAATCATCGTTGTACCTAAAGGAAGCAGCGTTGCTAAAGAAGTAAAAGCGTTAGATTTTGGTGATTACAATATTGTAATTGCTGAAAACGATGGCGATACAGATTTCGCTTCACAAGTTAATTATGGTGTTAGCGTATCTAAATCAGAATGGTTCAGTATTTTAGAACTTGATGATGAATATGCTAAAATCTGGTTTAAGAATGTTGTTGAGTATAGAGATGCTCATTCAAATGTGGATATCTTTATGCCAATCATTGTAGACGTTGACAATGCTGGTCAGTTTATTGGTTTTACCAACGAAGCTGTTTGGGCTCAAAGTTTTTCAGATGAGTTGGGTGTACTAGATAACAATGCTTTGTTAGCTTACCAAAACTTTAATATCGATGGTATGGTTATCAGAAAATCAATATACGATGAATTTGGTGGGTTTAAACCTAGTATCAAATTAACATTCATTTATGAATTCTTATTAAGAATGACATTCAAAGACGCTAAAGTAATGGTTATCCCTAGATTTGGTTACAAACACGTAAACCAAAGACCAGGCTCACTATTCGCTTCTTACAAAGAAACACTTGACCCAGCTGAGGCTAGATGGTGGTTAGCAACTGCAAAGAAAGAGTATTATTTCCCAAAGGACAGAAAAATAACATACGAAGTACAAAATGGGTAAATGGTTACTAAACGAGGACGCAAAAGAAAAAACGACATGTATTTTGGTCCAGATGAAGAAGAAGCAGTAATCAAATTTTTAGAATCAACAGACGAAACAGAAAGGAATCTTATTTTTAACGAGTGGTTAAAAGCACCACTCGATAAAATGATAGAATCGATAATTAGAAGGTATAAGTTATATAGAAAAGGTGAAACATTTGAAGAATTACATGGTGACACCGTTTCCTTCCTTATGACAAAAGTACATAAATTCGAAAGTGGAAGAGGTAAAAAAGCTTATTCTTATTTTGGAACAATAGCCAAGAATTATATCTTAGGATTATTGATTAAAGATGAAAAATACATGAAACAGACATCTTCATACGAGGATGTATCTGATAACATAGAAGAACGTGAGGACTTAACTTATGTTATTGACAGTGATAATTTTTCTATGGATGAGTTCATAAAGAAATTGTCAAACGGGATTAGAGAGGAATTAAACGATGAAGAACAACCACCCAAGAAAAAACTTAACGATAATGAAAGAAAAGTTGGGTATGCTTTAATTGAAATTTTAGAGAATTGGGAAACAGCCTTTGAATCTATGACTGGTGGTTCCAAATACAATAAGAATTCCGTATTAGAAACCATGAGAAACTATACCAATCTGTCAACGAAAGACATTAGGTTAGCAATGAAGAGATATAAAGAACTTTATGAACTTCTAAAACATCATGGTTTGTAGAAAAATTGCAATA